GATACGCATGGAACCCCATCGCACCCAATCCCAAGCTTCGCTCTCTCATAGCACTATAAGTAGCACGAGAAAGCTGGTCTGGAGCATTTTGTATAAAATACTCAATTACATTGTCTAGCATACGAACAAGGTCAGGAATGAAATCATCATTATCTTTCCACTCATCGTATTCTTCCAGATTCACACTTGATAGACAACATACTGCTGTTCTATCCTTATCTGTGGGAAGCGTAATTTCACTACACAGATTGGAGTGGTGAACACTCAAGCCAAGGTCTTGTTGAAATTCAGGCAGACCTTCATCAACCGTATCTCCGAACATTATGTAGGGCTCGCCAGTTTCTACACGGTTTTGGATAAGCTTTACCCAAAGTGTTTTGGCAGAAACAGTTTTACGAACTTTACCTGAGTGTGGGTCAATCAAGTCCCACGAATCGTCGAAACCTTCATATCTTGTTGCGTCTTCAATTACCTGCATAAATTTATCAGATAGGATGACGCCATGATGAAGATTAACAGACTTTCGGTTAATATCGCCGCCCGTAGGCTTGCGAACATCCAAAAATTCTTCCACTTCTGGATGAGAAATGTCGAGATAGGCTGCATAGCTTCCCCTTCTTGTTACGCCCTGTGAGAATGCCAACATTTCTGCGTCTACGACTTTCAGAAACGGTATTACTCCCGTGCTTTCGGAGCCATTGCTCGTTTTCGAGCCTACACTCCTGACCCCGTTCCAACATCCTCCGACCCCGCCGCCGACTGATGACAAGTAAGCATTTTCTGTATAGTGATTTGTAATACCTTCACGGCTATCATCTACATAGTTCAGAAAACAACTAATAGGCATGCCTCTCTTTGTGCCACCATTCGATAGAATTGGTGTAGAGAACATAAACCATAACTTACTTGCATAGTCATAGAGGCGTTGTGCGTGAGCATCATCATCTGCAAAAGCTTTTGCGGCTCTTCCAAATGCTTGTTGTGGAGAGGTTTCTCCGTCTACAAAGTATCTATCTTCCAAAGTCTTGAGACTGAACTCGGACAGATACTTATCTCTGTTATAACTAAGCTGCATTCAATAAACTCCCTATGTCTGATATATTGTCAGACCCGATGGCTTCATCACAGTATGTGATTAAGTCCATTAACTCATAATTCTGAAGTATTTGCTCAGAATTTTCATTCAATGCCTGAATAAACTTGTATTTACTCGATATTGGGGTAGCATCATAGATACTAAAGGCATCCCCATACTCTTTGATAAGTCCCAGTGCTCGCTTCGGACCAACGCCTGGTATTCCCGGCACGTTGTCTCCTTTATCGCCTGTAAGACACTTCAAAGAAATATACTCTTCGGGAGTTACTTCGTAGTGTGTGTCCCAATTTTCCAAAGTTACTTCCTTACGTGTTACATAAGAAAATCTACTCACATTTTCTTGAATTAGCAAATCCCAGTCTTTATCGCTTGAGATTAGCCATACTGTTCCAAGACCATACTTTTCTTTGTGCTTTACTAAGTGTGCTGCTATATCGTCAGCCTCCACTCCTTTGTAGCGAAAAGTGGTATACTTATCTGCCAGTACTTCAAGGGAGGCTTCAAACTCCTCAAAAAACTCTTCAAACTGAATTTTTTCTTCTTCGGTTTGTTGAGCGATTTTATCTTTTCTATTCTGCTTATACTCTGGGCTAATCCCTCTCCTGTAGGAGGAAGAGCCCCAGTCTGCTGTAATTAGTATCCTGCCACAATTATACGATTGTGCTAAGGATTCTACTGTCCTTTCATACTCATAGCGGAAGTCTGTTCTTCCTTGATGCTTCCATCGAAAAGCTAAATTCAAAGCATCTACTATTAGAGTACAATCATCGGACTTTTCAAATTTTTCATTAAAACTAAAGGCCACTTATGAACTCCACTTTTTCTTTTTCTAACCAAGACTCGGCAAGCGCGACATAACAATCTAACCAAGAAATATACATATACTTTACTTTTGAAGGCTTCACTGCTGTTACTACATAGACCTTAGACCTATCATACTTGAAAAAGAGCAGAGGGTCTTGGTTTCCACCCTCTGCTTGTATCAGTAACTTCTTCCACCATCTAACTAAATTATTAGTCTTTTCTTGTGTAAATATCTTATCTGAGAGAGGAGAGTCTGCATAGTTTTTTACTTCTATACAGAATAAGTTTCTTGCATGAGGTACATACAAGTCTCCTTTCAGATACTCAAGTGCGCCAGAAGCCGGAACTCTCTCAAATTGTAGTTGTGTAAACTCACGAAGCATATCTCTTACTAGATACTCGCCTCGTGCTCCTTTCGCTCTCGAATCTACCATAAATTACTTTTCTAATCCGCTTACATTGCCTTTCTTTACCACTTCTACTTTTTCAAGTAGAGGGTGAGTCCAGCCGTGTGATACTACATATGTATTCAAGTCTTCACTTAATAGAACTTCTACAAGTTTCTCTCTACCACTGTCATCTAGCACATTGATTACTTCGTCAAGAAACAAAATATTGATACGCGACTTGGAAATACTACTCATAAGTTTACGAATAGCAATCAAAGTAGCTGTATTTACTCTTGCAAGCTCTCCAGAAGAAAGAGCAAGAATGTCTACTATATTCTCGTTGTCTGTAATCTGTACATTCAACTTATCATTTGATACGATAAACTCTAAAGTAAATCTACCGTCAGACAGTTCTGCCAGATAAGTATTTGCTAACTCTTCAAGTTCTTTTACAAGATTTTCTATCTTATAAGCAAGTAGTCCATTAGTGCTAAATGCTTTTTTCAGAACATCAAGACTCGAATCTAAGTCTTGTCTTTCATTTAGTAAATCTTGTGCTTGGTTTAATTTCTCAATAAAACCATCTGTTTGAGCTTCAATTATTTCGATTCGCGTATTTTCTTTCGTTCTGCGCTCGTTCTCGGTCGCAACACGAGATAACTCTCTTTTCGCCTCTTGTAATTGTGCTTTAACACTGTCCAACCTAGTCTGAAGCTCTCCTTCATCCAAAATATCTGTTGGTAGAGTAGAATCAACCGACCTATACAAATCTTCCCAATCCTTTTGAAGCTTTTGCTTGTAGGCAAAGTCAAGATTGTTTTTCTTGATTCTATCAATCTCTTTAGTATTTTCATTCTTCTTAACCTCCAAATAAGAAAGAAAATCTAGTTGTGTATTTACTAAATCTTCTTTGAACTCTTGTTCAATATCTTGTTCGCAGGTAGGACACTTATCGCCGAGTTTATTCATTTTGAGCAATAATTTTTCTGCTCCTTGTTTATCGGCTTCTATTTGTCCTAACTCTGATTGGAAGCTATCATAAGATATTTTCTCTGATGCAATGATAGAGTCTAATTTACTTAAATCTAAGTCATCTAGCATTGCTTTATACTGATTATTTTTCAGAATTTTTTTGTTATTTTCGGAAATGTTTTGAATTTCAATCGAGAGAGAACGGAATTCTTTCTCTTCTTCATCCGTATTTATTTCTAAATTTAACATGGGTAGTATATCACTACCTTCCAACTTATTACTTGATAACCATCTTTCAATCGTGGCTATTTCAGAAGTCACTTCTACAATTTTACTTGAAGATTCTCGTGATGCTTCCTTAAAAACCTCAAAAAGATTTACATACTCTTCTAAGTGCAACAAATCTATCAGAAACTTTTTTCGATTTGTGTCTGTTGCGGTTAGAAACTGTAAACTTGCATTTGTACTCTGGTAAACAAGCTGAGAGAAAGTCTTGAAGTCAATACCAATTATTTCTTGGAGTGTCTTGTAAGTATTCGTAGCTGTATGACTGGAAATGTCCTCCCCGTCTTTTACTAACTTTACTTTTATATTAGTCTTTCTATCAACTGTTACTTCATAAAGGCTTCCATCTTTGTCAAAGGACAAATAAATCTTATAGCCACTATTCATATACCTGTTAGGTATATCGGCTTTCTTGATTCCTTTTGAGTTTTTGTTGTATAATACTTCTTCAATAATTAACGGTATGGACGACTTGCCCATACCGTTAGTACCAATTATTTGAGTTACAGTGTTGTCGTCTAAATCAATTTCGTTGTCAGCACCGTAACTAAAACAGTTATCCCACTTGAGCTTTTTGAGCGTAATCATTGTACGTTCCTAAAATAGTTGCTATCTTTTCTTCTGGGATTTCCAATATGTAAGTTAAATACTCTACTAATTCTTCTTCAATGGTCATATCTTTATCAATAACCAAAGTAGCTTCTGTATTTCTTTTTACTACTTTCTTGTCCAAAAGCTCCGAGTTCTCTACTGAGGCCAATTCTTGTATGTCACCCTCTATTTCATAGATTGTGTGGTCATACTCTGTGGGCACCATATCTTCTGGATTTGTTACAGTCTTTCTTATCAACTGCGGTAATTCAAAAGGTTCCCACAACCAATTCCAGTCAGTTTCATTGATAAGAAGGTAGCCAGTCTGCACTCTTTTTCTATGAAAAGAAGTAGTCATAGGACTGCCTGGATATACAATGTTTCTCTGTGTGTTGCTGTGGGCGTGTAAGTCACCTGCGAACACAACTGGAAAATCATCAAATCTATTCAAATCAACTTCTGGTTTTACATGAGGAGGTATTTCACCTCGAACATGAGTAAAAAGAGGCTGCTTAGTATCAAAATGCTCAATACTACCTTTTCTGTGTAGGTCAGCATATGGTAATACTCCAAAGCCTAAATCTTCATCTACATACGAAATATCTACTACATTCACCAAAGGGTTAATATCCCTACTTACTCTTTTGAGTTGTGAAAAGAAAGTACGATTCTTTCGTGTAGCTTCGTGATTGCCGTCATAAATAAGAGTTGGCTTCTTTACTTCCCGAATAAACGAGAAGTAAAGTTCCAGTTCTTCCATGCTAGGCAAACGGTCGAATAAATCTCCTCCGATAATGTGCATATCGCATTCTTTGCAGATACTATGTACCTGCTCAAAGAACATCTTGTATCTATTCAAAGCCCATTCTACTGGGACATTCTTTTGTCCCAGTTTGATGTGCCAGTCTGCCGTAAATAATATCACGATACGTTGAACTCGTCTTCAATGCTTTCGTCAATCTCTTCTGCGCCGTTACCGTTATCACGGATTTTGTCTAACAGCTCTTTTTGTGCGTCTGGTGTAGGACGAGGCATAACTTCATCCATAGACTTCAAAGCACCTACAAGCTCAAGCTCATTATCATTCAGAGCACGAGGCTTGCACTTCAGAGCTTGAAGTTGATACTCTACATTATAGGGTAGAGGGCCAGTCTTTACACGCTTGAATTGAACGTCCCAACCTGTTTCTACGTCAGTGGGGTCGCCCAGGTCTTCCGCTGCAGTAATAATTTGTTCCCACAACTTCTTCTTGAGGTTTACAACTTTGACTTGACCATTATCAATACATTGAGTTGCATAGCTCCAGCCACACTTGAGGTCGGGATAGAAGTCACGAACCCAGTCTTTTTCTAAGTTGTTGAAGGTTTCCTTATTACGGTCGAAAGATAAACACTCTAAAGGAATGTTTTTGTTGTTGTCGCCAGTAACCCAGTATACATAACGGGCAAGAATATCGCCTACTAGACGAAAGCTGTTGTCACCGTCGGTGTATTGGAATGTTACTATGCTTGATTTTTGTGCAGAACCTTTCTGCTGGTTAAATGAAATAGCCATTTAATGTATCTCCGTTTCTTTGACTTCTTCGTAGAGAAAGTGAATTAAATCATCTTCGTCTACTGATAGTAGCCTATTATTTTCTATTAGTGTTGCAGGGTCATTTCCGGGTGCTAATAAATAGTCCAGAGTGACCGTTTGTGTTGCAGCGTACTCCGCAGCTGAGCGTAAAGCAGCCAGTGCAATGTACTGTGCCACTTCACGATATGTATACTTAAATGAATGGTATAGGAGGACGTCGGGGTGAACCATAAAGCTCTCCCCTGTGAAATCTATTTGCGAATACTTGTAAAGCTTATCGAATCTATTTTTCGGCACTTGTTTTTCAACAATCATACGAAAAATACGCACGGTATTAACTACCTTGCCTTCGGCTGCGTCACAGAGTTTCGGCCAATCATAAAAGAGCATATATTATACTAAAATCTAACCTTGTTGTCAAGAACTATTTTTTTATAGTTGTTTGATTTCATAACCCTGTTTCATGTAATATCCTATCCTATTGGAAGCCTGCTTTTTGGCAGTATTTCCCTTGAGATGAATGTCTATGATTACTGGGTCTCTCTTGCCTTCTTCTTTTCGTATTACACGGCCTATTAGCTGTGTAAGTAAAGGCTCATTATTTACTGGTGTTCCTAAAATGAGGCAGCTTAGGTTATTTACAGAGATACCTTCGGAGAAGATAGCCTGAGTGCCAAAAAGTATACTCTTTCGCCCTTGTCTTATCTCTTCCAGATACGTTTCTCTGTCCTCATGCGCAACCTCACCCGTAACACAAATTGCATTTTCACCAGCCAGTTCGGCGCAAGCT